CCCTGCCGGGGTCGACGCGATGGAGCAGTCCCTACAGTATCAGCTGGGGGGCAAGTCTGCACCGTGTTGGCCTCAGGAGACTCGTGATCAGTTCACGAAGAAGGAGGGACCGTTGTACCAGGCTTTCTTGGACGAAGTAGCGAAGTATCCCGCGAACCGAGTTCGCGCCTTCGACAACGTCCACGGAAGCCTGACCCGGTTTGTGCTGGGCCTCGATGGCGATAAGTCAGCGGGCTGGTCTCAGCACTTTCGTCCCGGCACGAAGCGTTCTTGGCAGGACCTCGAAGGCCTTGAGCTGGCCTCGTATTTGACGAGGTGCCGTCTCTTGCTTCGCGCTGCTGTCGGTCCCGACACGATGGCGCAAATGACGCCGTCCCAGCTTGTAGAGGCTGGTTTGTCGGACCCTCGTACCTTGTTCATCAAGGCCGAACCTCACGGAGAGGCCAAGGTGAGCGAGAATCGTTGGCGCCTGATTTGGGGCGCGTCCCTGGTGGACGTTTGTACGGCGAGCATTACCTGCCGAAAGCAGGATAAGCTCGACATCGAGCAATACCAGGGCGGGCCCTTTCCGGGCGGCCACCAGCAGGCTGCGGGCCTGGGTCACCACGACCTGGGCATCGAGCGTTTGAGCCGTGAGTTTGATCGCCTTTTGGCGACAGGTCTCGAGGTTTTCGATGCGGACGCCAAGAATTGGGACATGACGGTGAACCGGGATTCCATCTATGCGGACGCCTGGAGGCGAGTCATTCTTTACGATGGCTCGTACAAGGATGTCTTCGAGATGATGGCCCTCTGCGAGGCTGCGGCCAACAGTGCACATGTCGTGCTTGTGGGTGGCAGCCTTTGGGAGGTTCTGAAGCCCGGCCTCACCGCCAGCGGTATCCTCTCGACGACGGCGCAGAACTCGTTCATTCGTGCGTTGCTTTACTCCCTTGTGGGTATTAAGCATTGCATTGTGGCGGGTGACGATGCCGCCGGCGCTAGGACCCCTGGCTTCGATCACGTGGCGGCTCTCGCCGCCTATGGTCCCGTTGAGAAGGCGGTGAATCTTTACACGCCCGAGAAGGGCCTCGAGTTTACCTCGCACCAATTCATCAAGACCGCGCATGGCTGGACGGCCACCTTTCTCAATCTTGGGAAAGCGTGTGCCCGCCTTGCGTTGGGCGAGAAGGAAGTGTGCATGGATCAGCTCGCGGGCCTTTTGTTTTGCGTCCGCAACGATGAGGGACTCACCCGAGACCTCGGCCGTCTGTCCGAAGAGATGGATTGGCCGATCGCGGGCGCGGTCCCCACGTTCCTTCCCTTTCTTGATTAGGGCGCCTGCGGCGCACGCTCCCGAAGTCCCGGGCTAGGCAGGTTGGGCACCCAAAGGGCACAACAAACTTTCCAGGAATTTCGGTTCCTCTTTTGC